CTGCAATCATACTCTGTTTAAAAGAAGCATCTACAGATTGTTCACAAGTAGGGCAAGTATCTCCTAACCCTGTCAGCTTCGTTAAAAGCTTCTGTGCACCCGTAGCGACTGCTGATAAACTACCTACTTTGGCTTGCTTGCCATCATAGGATTCTAACGTAGTTACAGGTGAGTTATTAATAGCACCTATATCTATTGATCCTAACAATTTCTTATATTGATTATTTTGTGAGATATTTTTATTTTTTGCCGAGATATTTTGAATCTCTATCGTTAAATGACGGAAAGACTCTTCATCTTTAGTTGTATCAATATCAAAATCTTCGAGAGGAAGTATATTGGTATCAGTCAATTTATTGTCAGCCAACCATTTCTCAATAGTTGCTAACTTGGAGGTGATAGAGGCCGTGTGTACATAAGCCTGTCTAGCAGCTTCTTTAAATACATCAAATAATTCTACATACTTCTCAAGGTGTAATAAGTCAATTAAGAACTTCTTGCGGTTAGCATCAGTAGCGGTTAAGAACTGCAAACTTGCATTTGTATTCTGATATACTAACTGGGAGAAGGTTTTAAAGTCAACACCAATAATTTCTTGAATGCTTCTGTAAGTATTTGTAGCCGTATGACTACTAATATCCTCACTATTCTTTTCTAGTTTCACTTTTATACTAGACTTTCGGGTAATAGTTATCTCGTATCTATCTTCATCTTTAGTAAAAGAGAGGTAGATATTGTAACCATCGTTTATGTATCTGTTCGGAATGTCGGCTTTCTTTATGCCTTTTGAGTTCTTGTTATATAACGCTTCCTCAATGATTAACGGTATGGAGGATTTCCCCATACCGTTAGTACCAATAATTTGTGTTACTGTGTTATCATCAAGTCTTAATTCATTACCAGAACCGTAGCTAAAGCAGTTATCCCATCTCAACGTTTGCAGCGTAATCATTATAAGTTCCTAAGATGTCTGGTATTTTATCGGGTGAGATCTCTAAGATATAAGTTAGATACTCTACTAATTCTTGCTCAATAGTCATATCTTTATGTATTATCAAAGAGGCTTCTGTGTTTCGTTTAACTACTTTCTTATCAAGTAAATCTGAGTTTTTAATAGCGGCTAGATCATGAATATCACCCTCTATCTCATAGATTGTATGATCATAGTCTGTTGCTACCATGTCATTGGGGTCTGATACTGTCTGCCGAATTAACTGTGGAAGTTTAAACTCTTCCCACATCCAACTCCAATCGCGCTCATTGATAAGCAGGTATCCTGTCTTGACCCTAGCTCTATGAAAAGATGTTGTCATGGGACTACCGGGATATACAATGTTACGTTGGGTATTACTATGAGCGTGTAGATCTCCTGCGAATACCACTGGGAAATCTGCTAATAGATCTAAATCTATCTCTGGTTTAACGTGCGGTGGTATTTCCCCACGAATGTGTGTAAACAAGGGCATTCTAGTATCGAAATGGTCTATGCTACCTTTCTTGTGAAGATCAGCGTAGGGTAATATACCGTAGCCTAAATCTTCATCAATATACGAAATGTCTACTATGTTGATGAGAGGATTGATATCTCTGGATACCTGCTTTAGCTGAGTGAAGAATGTCTTATTCTTCTTAGTAGCTTCATGGTTTCCGTCATATATAATAGTTGGAATCTGTACTTTCCGAATGAACGAAAAGTACAGCTCCAGTTCCTCCATACTCGGAAGACGATCAAATATGTCGCCACCGATTATGTGCATACTACATTGTTTTTCTACTTCGTAAACTTGTTCAAAGAACATTTGATAACGGTTTATTGCCCACTTTACTGGGACATTTTTCTGTCCCAGCTTTATGTGCCAGTCTGCCGTATATAGGATCATGCTACATTAAACTCAGCGTCTAACATCTCGTCATCGTTATCTTGGCTACCCACTCTTAGGCGGTCAAGTAACTCTTTCTGTGCATCAGCAGTCGGCCGAGGCATAACGTCGTCCATAGACTTAAGTTCTGCAATAGAACCCAACTCAGTTTCTGTTAAAGGACGTGGCTTGCACTTCAATGCTTGTAGCTGGTACTCAACATTGTAAGGTAATGGGCCTGTCTTTACTCGCTTGAAACAAATGTCCCAGCCAGTTGATTGATCAGTAGGATCTCCAAGATCTTCTGCGGCAGTAATTACTTGCTCCCACAACTTCTTCTTGAGATTTGCTACTTTAACCTTACCGTCAGTAGGGTCAATAACTTGTACAGCGTAGCTCCAGCCACATTTAAGATCTGGGAAGTATTCACGAACCCAATCTTTTTCTGCATTATTGAACTTCTCTGCGTTACGGTCGAATGACAAGCACTCCAAAGGAATGTTCTTGCCGTTTTCACCTTCAATCCAATAGACATAACGAGCAAGAATGTCGCCTACGATGCGCATCTTGTTATCGCCGTCTTTGTATGTGAAAGTATTAATTGATGATTTCTGGGCTCCGCCAGTTTGCTTATTAAATGATAATGCCATTAGTGTGTATTCTCCTGTGTGACTTCTTCATATAGAAAGTGGATATCATCCCCTTCTAGTACGAGTAGCCTATTTTCTGTTATGGTTTCTAAAGGTACTGGTAAATGTAGTACGTCTAGTGTGGTTTTTTGTGATACTAAATACTCTGGTAGACTTCGGAGTGAGGCCAACGCATAGTATACCGAGATATCGCGGGTTGTGTACTTATAAGAGTTGAATAAAAGAACATCAGGGTGCAGCATGAAACTAACACCTTTAAAATTCAGTTGTGAGTAGGAGTAGATAGGGTCGTACTTATTATCAGGGATCTGCTTTTTGATCAGCATTTCCATAATCATATTACAACGAGAAACATTACCCTCTGCCGTATCGTAAACCTTCTTCCAATCAAATAAGAACAACTATTATACTCCTTTTTTGGATTTTTGTCAAGAATTAAATTTTTCAAAGTCACAGTAATCACGGCTAAGGGGATGACTGCCCTTAATGATAGCTACTGGGACAGAGATAGATATCCTAGCTGTTACTGGTTCTGCTTTATGGTATGTACCTTTTGGGATATACAAGAGATCCCCCGGTCCCAACACTGTATCAATTACGCACTCTGTCCGAGACTGTTTTGTAAAAACCTGCCAATGAACTTTTCCAATCGCATGGACTAAAAAATTATCATCCTCATCTGCGTGTACGGAAAAGGAGGTAGCATCTTCACAAGGTGAGCAATAGAAGTGAGCGTCTGCGGCACTATTGTGGATATTGTCCTCTAGACATCCCGCGATTGCAGATATATTAGGAGTTAGCATAGAAGCTTTAGTTAAGATTACACTGCCACCTGCTTGCCAATTTCTAAATACTTTCAGAACTTCATATCTATTTTCGAAATCCCAGTAGGGTCTGAAGTCTGAATGGAGATTGTTTTTTTCCATGCAGAGCTTGTTACCTTGGGGAGTAATTACTTGCAGACCAGCAGAGCCCCTATGATTGTTTACATAGTCTGAGAACTGTTTCCAAGTTATAATATTAGAAAAGAACTCTTTTCTGTACTCGTTTGCTAGAAATACGTGTGGCTTCTTCCCTAGTATATTCGTAAACAGTTCTTCTCGCGTTACTGGGCTTATTAAATCTTCAATTTTCATAGTTGTTTTATTTGCCAACCCTGCTTCATATAGAATCCTACCCTGTTTGAGGCTTGCTTCTTAGCGGTTTTTCCTCGAAGGTGTATGTCTATAATGACAGGATCAATCTTCCCCTCTTTTTTTCGTATTACTCTACCTACTAACTGAGTAAGTAGAGGCTCATTGTTTACGGGAGTTCCCAGTATTAAGCAACTGAGTGTATCTACCGAAATTCCTTCAGAGAAGATAGCCTGTGTTCCGTAGAGAACATTTGCGTCCCCGTAGAGCACTCGATCTATTAATGCTTCTCTGTCTGCGTGAGCGACTTCCCCTGTAACACAGACTGCTCGCTCTCCTGTAAGTTCTGCACACGCTTTTAAAAAGGCTACACGGTCACTTACAACCAATACCTTGTGCCCTTTTGCAGCGTAGGCTGCCGCTAGCATGGCTACTGTATGTCTATACTCTTCATCGGTTGCTAACTTAGTTACTCTATTAGCCCAAGGTATTTTAGCACCATCCATGAACCTTATCTCAGAATGTACCAGATGTACACTAGGAGTCATATAATTCTCTTTTGGTGGTTTGAATATCTTGCTACCAAAGTAATCTCGAAACACTACATGCTTTCCGTCCTTTCTTTCGATAGTGCCTGAAAGACCTATCTTATACCGACAATGATTTGTATCGAGTAGTTTAGAAAAGGTTGGACTACTAACGTGGTGCATTTCATCTAGTATAATAGTTCCGAACTCCTTTCTTATCTTCTCTATGTTGCGGTACAATGTTTGAGTATTACCGATGACGATAGGATGGTCTATCTCCCAGTTCCCACTACCTAAGATTCCAGCTGTGATTCCGTAGACTTTCTCTACTTCTTTCGCCCACTGGTTTCTTAGTGCTACAGTGTGAGTTATGATCAATGTTTTCTGACCGAGCTTACCAGCTATTGCAAGACCTGTAAAAGTCTTGCCCCAACTGACCCAAGCGTTAATTATAGCATTGTCTTCGATCTCAGCGTAGACTTTCTCTTGGCTAGGTCGAAGATCAAACCTAAACTCTGGAAATTCTACTGGCTTCATAAGTCGCTTATCAACTATTTCGTAGTGCTCTGGGATTAGATCCGTTCTCCCTACTGGTATTGATATCAATCCATTACGAATAAGCCCCATGTTTTTAATCATCTGAGGCGGATCGAGTGGATTGTGCGTAGGAATCGCATATGTAAGTTCCCTGTCGATATCTCGTTGGAGATCGGCACTTACTTCCATATAGATTCTGTTACTTATGACTGCTTTCATAGACCTAATTCATTCTTCGCTATAATATAGTTCTTGACAAAATCAGAGCGTACTATGTCCTCTACCCCATACTCGATAAAGTCAAAGTCACCCATACGTTTAAGGACTTGCATAAACTTCTGCATCCCATTCTTTTCTAGGTCTGCTTGTCGAAAATCTCCACAAAATATTACTCTACAATTCTGTCCTATACGAGTAATAATTGAGTCTAGTTCATGAAAAGACATATTCTGGCACTCATCTACAAGTATAACTGCGTGCTTTAATGTAATTCCTCTAATGAAAGAGGTAGTCATAAACTCTACTAGAGACTTCTGTTTCAGTATACTATAAGCATCTCCTCTGGCAAACAGTTCATTTGATACTGCTTGATAAGGTTCTTCGTATACTGAGGACTTTTCTTTCTCCGTTCCGGGAAGAAATCCAATATCCCTTGTTGGTACGGCACTACGGATAATTACTAACTTCTCATATGTTCCCTTTGACATATCATCGAAAGCAAGATAACAAGATATAAAAGTCTTTCCTGTCCCTGCCAATCCGTGTAAGATTAAATGTTTACTAGAATCAAATGCAATTACTTGATTACGTGTTAAAGGTTCTATTTCTTGAAGTGTCAAACTAGCTCCCGCTAGTGTACGGTTTCTTTTAGCCATAAGTTAAACTTTCTTTTTTGTGTCTTTGAGTTTCTCTTCAGAATACTCGTAAAGCATCCACGGTAGTCCTTGTAGATGCAGTATCCCTGCCCATTGCATTCCATGCGAGGGAGGGCGTGGAACGGTAAAAGGTGTACGGCAACCTTTTACTCGTATGAGTGATGCTGTGTCCTTGCGTATCACTTCAGTAATCTTTAGGTATTTTAGATCAAAGAACTTAG